CCATATCGAAGTTCGTAGTAGCTTCCACGATTTGGGGGTTGACATTTGTTTCTGTTGGATTCAATTCAGTAACGGATTTGTTTTTGGGATAACGCCACTCCGTCATGATGCGTTTCCCTATTCCATCTGAGTGCAGCGAACTGCCTCGAAATCTGACCTGGCCCTTCTCAACGTTCGTGATGGAATCTCGAACGAAATGAGTGTAACTGCCAAGTCTCATGCGGTTAGCTTTTCCAAAAGGACTAAGACCAACATGGAGGCGCAACGACTGCGCCACAACGGGTTCCTCACCTTCAAAATGGACCACACACTGGTCCCACGAAGGCTTCTCCCAAGTGTATCCAACCTCGTCCATGACTCTCGTCAAGAGATCATCGAACTTCTGGAACACTTCAGGCCCATGAAGGAAAGCTTCCAACATGGCCGAACGCGCCACAACAGGCGCGCGCTCCGCCTCTCCCATCTCTTTTGGTAAAAACCAGCAGAGCATGCGAAAGATGGAGGCGAGGTCAATGGGCGCCACCAAGCGCCCCAAAGCCTCATGGTACACACAGTACCGTTTGAGAAAGGTAATATCCTCGCGCTCATCAAAGGGTGTCAACACGCCGTCCTTACGGGCAGACGTAATCAAATACCCAAAGCGCTGCATGTTCGCAGCGAGCACAAGGTTATTAAAGCCATACACCTTATCGAGATTCACACGAAGATCGTCTCCATAGGTAATTAGGCGGAACCTTTCCGGGATGTGTCCACAATGAATATACACTGCGCACATAACCAAAACATAGTTGAACAAGCAGTTCAGGAAAGTGGTAATCCACAACCCCGACGCCAATCCGTAGATGCACAAAAAGAGCACACCGCGGTTCAACACGATCTGATACACACATGAAATAACAAGGTGTTTTGCGATCGTTGCCTCCTCATGGGAAAAGCCGTTGCTAACATACCATTCGTACGTCGCATCAGCTGCAAGGCGGAAAAGCCAAGCCCAATGACGAATGTCAAACTTGTTTTGGTCACAGCACATCTGGCCATCAAACGCCAGCATGCGCTCCATCACCTCTGAGTACTCTTTTGCAAAGCAATTAATCCCGGGCATCATCGAAGTGATGTCCCGGTATTTATAGCAATGCGCCATGAGCGGAAGAAGGTATTTTCTCCCAACAAAGTTGAATGCACCACAGCACACACTAAATAAGCGCGTGTTGTAGGTTTCAGCTTTCTTCTCTGAAACTGGTTCGTCCTTAGGGGTTTCCGTGAGTATATACACCGGTCCGTTGAGCAACTGCCTCTCATAAGAGGCAACTGCAGCAGCGAAATCCGAGTTAACTCCGTACTCTACTTCCTCCTTAGTCCGATCCACTTCTATCACTTTTGTCTTGGGTGATAAACCAAGTGTCTTCCACATTGGTCCCATGGACGTCTTTAGAGGGTATGCACCACAATAGACTTCACCGTTGCCGGCGAACGCTTCACCGTCGGTGAGCGGTCTGAGGGACGCCTTAGGTAAGGCGCGGAAGAAGCCGTCCATCACAAAACGAGCCAAATCGATGTCCGCATCCAAATAGACGCGGTCACACAAAATAGCATACTTGTGCTTGAACGGACTGTTGAACTCTCTGACATTGTCATACTCAATCATCCCACCAAAACCCATGTAGGGTTTAGCGAAATGTTTCGGAATCTCGGCCGCCAAAAGCGGCGCGATCTTCGTCTTCATGAGCTTAGACTTGTC